ATTCCCAATAACCATCGGATTCACACCACCCTCAGCAACATTCAATAATGCTGATGAATTAATCAATTTATTTGTGTAATTATCTATATCCTCTTCCTCAAATTCAATCACCAAACCATATTCATCGGTTGTAAACATGTACATTGAATTTAACACCCTCTTTATCGAATCATGTAGATTATCATTTTGAACACGTTCTGCTTCTCTCACCAAATAATCATCAACCGGTGTAGTTTCCTCGCGATTTGGGTCGAATGAAAAACTAAGAATATTTCCGAATTTCTTTTTCTCACCATTCCAAGTTTTACCACCAGTCAATGGTCGTGAAATCTTTTGAGTTGTTGCCTCCACACTACCACCATCATACCATAAAAACTCTGTATCAATTTCAGAAATAGAAAAAGAACGGGATGCCATTTGTTTAGAAATCATAATCAATCTCTTTCCTTGTTCTTTTAATTTCGGAATAAGTTTTTTGATTTTCTTTTCAACCTCGGCGTTTGAAGTTTCATCTGAATTTATAACCTCGATATGATAATTTGTATTCTTTAATGTTTCAACGAATAACTTCTTCAACTTTCTCATTTCAGTTCTAGTTGGAGAAGAAACCCACACCATTACACAATTTTTCTCAACGTGACTATTTGTATTGAGTTGTAACAAACTTTCTTTGGTACCGTTATAATACCCAAAAGATGCCAAAATTATCTCTGAAAGTTGTCCACGATTTAAATCCACATCTTTCAGTAATTTCAACCAATGTGAACGGTAATTCTCGTGAATATTTTCTTGATTTTCTATAATAGGTTCGATTACCAAATTGAAAAAACGAGGAACGATGATATTTTTACAACTATTCATCATTTCTTGTTTTGAATATTTCTTTTTTAAATCGTTTGCTACTTTAATACGTAACTCTTCAATTGTTTTCATAACTTATATTATCCCATCTTTATATAACAAATATACAAATAATATTTAATATAACCAAATTATTTTGGATATTTTTTAAAATCTTCTTCATACAAATTAGGTATGAAAGTTGTAATAAATTTTATTTCTTCATCTGTAAACTCGAAATATTTAAACAACTTTTCATCATCCCATTTTTCGGAAAAATCTAAGTAGGGTAAAGATGATAACTCACCTCGATGTAATGTTTGATTTACTTTGGTCAATGAAATACAAAATCTAGCAAACTTAGTTAAAAGGTAATCCATGAAATTTTTCCCATGTTCATACGTTTCAATCGGAATGATATCCCGATCACCAACTGTAACTTCTGTGGTGATTTTTTTATATCGGTCGTTTGAGTGTGTTTTATATACCAATTGAAAAAAATCTGGATTTACCTCTCCATGTCTTGGTGGATGACCTGAAATTTTTAACATTTCGATATAATATTTTGGATTTTCAATCTCAATATCAAGTACCGAGTTTTCCATTTTATTGAAAATCTTATCACGAATACCAATCACGATTTTATTCCCGTGAATGTAAATATCATCGGGGGTGTCATATTCCAATATCGAATTACCAATAAATTCATCAATAACCGTTATAGTTTTATCCTCAATCTTTTTAACATTTGTTATTGATAGTGGAGTAAAAAACCCAGCGTTAAATATTTTATTCCCATCCACGAATTTCAAAATCGTCTTATACTTTGAAATAATATCCATTCCTCTTTGGATATATTCAATCTTTTTACGGTTTTTACGATTGATAAAATACGTACTTGGGTGGATGAAAATCAAATTTCCCCCTCGTTTCAATAAATCAAAAGCACGGTTGAAAACTTTCATATGTTCACCTCTTTGATATGGTGGATTTCCTATAACATTATCGAATTTCATAGTTTTGGATATTTTTTAAAATCTTCTTCATACCAATTTGGAATGTAATTTATGATGTACTTTATTTCTTCATCTGTAAACTCAAAATATTTAAACAACTTTTCATCATCCCATTTTTCAGAAAAATCTAAGTAAGGTAATGTTCTTAAAACTCTAATTGTAAAATCGTTTTCAACTTTAGTTAAAGACACACAAAAACGTGCAAACTTTGTTAAAAGGTAATCTACAAAGTTTTTCCCATGATTATATGAATCTACCGGAACATATGACATTCTACTATGTTCTTTAGGTATCGGTATCGAACTATCAACAATTCTATTATATCTTTCATTAATCTTGGTTTTATATACCAATTGATAAAAGTCCGGATTCAACTTACCGTTTTTCGGTGGGTGACCTGAAATTCTCAACATACTCACGTGATATGGTTGATTTTCCAATTTAACATCCATTATTGAACGTTCGGTTTTACTAAAAATTTTATCTCGAATACCTAATACAATTTTATCACCGTGTAAATAAATGTCGTGAATTGTGTTATAATTATTGACCGTATTACCCAAAAAATTATCAATAACTTTTATATTTTTATCTTTTATTTTTTTGACAAACGTAATTGATAATGGTGTAGTAAAATCCACATTAAAAATCTTGGTACCATTTATAAATTTCAATTGGGATTTATATTCAGACACAATCTCGACAACCCGAGCCTTTGGTTTCAACTTCCAAATTCCATGTTGGTTGAGAAATGGTGTACTTGGGTGAATGAAAATTAAATTACCCCTATCACGTAATAACTCAAACGATTTATTAAAAACCTTTAAATGACTTCCTTTTTGATATGGTGGATTTCCAACTATATTATCAAATTTCATATTAATCAAAAAATAACGGGTGTTGACCACTTCTCGTTAATAACATATCTGTATATGAAAACTGAATAATTCTATTATCCAAGTTTTTCAGACCACTTGCCATTCTCATTGAACCGGTACCACTCATATACACATTTATTCTACATCTTAAAAAATCAATCAATTCTTTTTGTGAATGTTTCCAAGTACCAAAATCGGCCTCATCCATGATTGTAATTTTCTCACGTTTTGGTAGTTTACTAATTGGTTTGAATATTTTCTTGAAATTTGGATTATGTAAAGATGCCTCCACAACAATCATACGTTTTCCGTAATGTTCTTTCAGTACACTTTTAATATCATCACCACGTTTCACCAAATAAATCATTTCATCAAATCCGTACCAATCACCAATCTCCTTTTGAAATGAAGAAAGTGAAGATAACCAATATGATGGTAAAACACACAATTTTGAATACCCCTCTTTAAACAATCTATCCAACAAAGTAATTATCCATGAAGTTTTACCAAATCGTGGTGCCAACTCCAACATAAAATCAATCTCCTTTGTTTTACTTTTCACATCGCATAACATTTCCATAAATATATTCTCGATAAATACTTTATAGAAATATGGTTCATAAACAGGTAATGTTTTACTGTTAGAACCTTTCAATGCTATTTTCAATCCACTTTTCCAACTCTCGATAATTTCATCACGTGTCATACCTTTTTTATGTACAACTACCTCACGTGAACTTCCACCGGCATCATTTTTGATAACTCCATCAAACGTTGGTAATGCTGGGTGTATTCTCAAAAAGTCATCATATTTGTCATAGAAATTACCACCACTCATGAAATACCCATTCTCTTCAGCGTGTTCAGTGTGGTCCATACAATAGATAACATCGTTTTTATGTATCAATCCTCGAACCTTACCAACAGTTTCATTTGTAGCGTACTTAATTGCCTCTTCCCGTGTAAATGCCACGGTTTGTCCTGCCTTGGTAATGAATGTACCAACCTTATTGGGATGGTTCATTAAAACCACGTAAAAATACAATCTCTTTTTCTTCATATCATAACTTATTTCTATACAAATATAATAATAAAAAACGAGAAAACCAAATTATTTTATGATTTTCTCGAAATAATTATAATTCTAATATCGTATTTTCGATTTCCTCAACATCATCCATTGTAAGTGATAAATGTTCAGTACCCTCACAATAACTAAGAATAATATCTTTTAACACATCCTCATCATAATTACCAATTGTATTGATATTTTTCACCATTTTATCCAAATCGGAAAATTCAAATTCTACGTGGTAAATTCCCTCACAATAACTAGTGATGATATTTTTAATACTTCCAATTACTTCTTTCATAACTTAATCGTTTTAATCATTATTACAGTACAAATATAATAACAAAAATCGAGAAAACCAAATTATTTTATGATTTTCTCGATTTTATTTTTTGGTATGTCAACGACACCGATGTCGGAGACATTAATTTTCTTCTTCGTACTTTATCATTGCCATTAAAATACTTTGGGCCAATTCATTTCTACCATAATCCGAACTTATAAATTTATAATCAGGTTCGTATGTATCCATGAATAACATTTCTATTAATATTGCTGGGCACCTTGAATGTTTTAATATATAAAAACCGGCCTCTTTATCACCATCCCCATCTGAATAATCTTCTCTGAATTTAAATCTATCTTCAAAATCAAATTTTAGTTGTTGTATAAATGTTGTTGCAATATCATCCGAACGAGTTATTCCTCTCGATGTGAATACCTCAAATCCCGTACCCCCACCGGCGTTGTGATGTAGTGAAATTAAAATCGTGTTTGGTTTTTTATCGACTATTTTATTTACTCGTCTAACCCTACGTTTTAACGGAATATCTTCATTTTCAGGGACTAACACCGTAATATCTAAGTCCGTTCCCAAATTCTCGTTATACTCTTTAATTAATTTGGCAATTTTCCGAACGTTTTCTCCCTCGTAAAGTTGTGTTCCATCATCCCACTTCGGAGAACGTTTTCCCTCTGTTTGATATACTCCGTTAATTACCCCACCATGACCTGGGTCCAATACCCAATTAATCTTTTTCATAAATTACATCTTTTGGATAAAATTTACCACCAATATTTGAATTATAATAATTTGTATGTGGTTCCAATACCTCATTAACAAATAATGCCTTCGTTTCTAAATATGCAAGTTGTTTTTTTGTATATGCAAATTGTAATATTTTTTTGGTAAAATCTATCCCGTTTTTAATATCTTCGTTTAATTCTTTATTCGATCCGGTATATTTAGCCCATCCCGAATCTTTCTTCACCATTTCGTAAAGTTTCTTTCGTTTATCGGTTACGAGTGCCGCCTCCTTTTTTCCGAATTTACGTTTACGAACTGAATATAGGTTTTTCTTTCCTATATATTTCTTTCCTGTACTTGTGGTTATTTCATATATAAATCCAATAGCATCAGGTGGGCAATCACTCAACTCATTGACGATTTTCCCATTATATGTCCATTGTTCCTCTGTTAATCTCATTATGTATCAAATCTTATTAAAAAATTTAAATTTTGATCGGGAAGTTTTTTAATCGGTTTCGATAATCTTGCCACGGCCATCATATCACCATTTTTATCATATAACCCAATTGTTGTTACAAACGGTGCCAAATATGAACCCGTTGGATCATTTTCACCAAGCGTTTCGTAATCATCCCACGTACCCACCACACTACCGGTTGTACCTGTATAGTGATTTCTTCGGGAAATACTATTAATTTCTTTGATTGTAATATCGGTAGCATCCGGACCATTCTTTATTGGAGTTGTTGTAAATGTGTATGAATTTGCAACATCCACTTCCACTGCCGACGGATTTTGTGAATAATTAAATTCACCCGCCTTAGTTTCAACAAGTATTTCGGTTTCGGTAATCGTAACCGTTGATCTATATTCAAGACTATAATTTGTAAAAGATTCTCCCGATGTTATCACAATTAAACCATCTGTGTAGAAAATATTTCCCTGTTTACCACCTCGAATATGGATTGTACCTCCCAGGTCATCTTGAAAATGTATTAGGTTTGTACTGAAATCAATTCGTATAATATGTTCTACCGTTGGTGTATTCTCCAACATAATCACTGTCCTACCCGTTGAATAATCCATTGTTTTGACCAATACCTCATAATCATCGACATCATCACTGAATTTCATAATTCCGGTCTGAGCATCATATTCCGTAAAATAATAAATCGGATCGGGTGTAATTAAGTTACCATGACCATCATCAACATATCTTACATTGGTATCCAGATCTTTAAATAAAACTGAACCAGGTTTTATACCCTCACCCAACCGCATTTGTGGAATACTAAGTACATATATTTCATCCGAAACCTGTCTTTCAGACTTCCATTTCGCCGGGTTCTTCATCTTCCCATATTGGGTAATTACATTCCCCTTTGATGAATAGTATTTTGATATTATATATCGGTACAATATATCGGTATAAATAGTATGTTCGTCTCCGTTTATGTCTTTTATTTTAACTTTTGGTGAAGTATCCGGATCAAATAAACCCTCATTATTCTTTGCATGTATTATTGGTGTTTCATCTTGATTAGTGAACCACTTCTTGTATGCCTTGAAATTTCTGTGACTTATATCACCACTACTTAATTGTTTAAACATAATCTCATTTTATATCTATAAATATTTAAAAACCAAAAAACCCAACCTACTATCGTAAATTGGGTCTTGTATTAAATGTAGTGTTTCATTTAGAAACTTAATTTCACTTTTATTAATACCTCTTGATTAAATGATTTAGGTATCGGTTGTGATGCTTTAGCAACTGCTAACATTTCGTTTTCATCTGAATAAAGCCCAATTGTTGTTATGTACGTTTTTGGGTCTTTCTCAAACGAACTCTCTGTGAATGTTCCATCTGATCCTGTTACGAATGTTGGATTGTTTGAGTAATTGAACTCACGGTTAGTTGCTCTCACGAAATAATGAGCGGTAGAAACATTTTCAGTTCTACGTGCATCGAATGCCTTCCCATCTCTAATTGCGTTGAATAGTTTAAGGTGATTTTTTGCATTTGATGAAGTCGTTTTACTAGGCGTTATTGTACTACCGAGTTTATCAGTCAGTGCGATAGGATTTAAAACAATAATCCCCTGATCAGGATAAAACGTTCCCCATCCATGTCCGCCTTTGGAATATTTATTTTTTATTGTAGACTGATTTTCAGTTCCAAGATTTAACACTCCCTCAACCATATTAAAAATTCTACCAGCCTTACCAGCCTTATCTGAAAATTTCTTTCCGGAATCATCAATTAGTGTAACACTAACTGAACCAACTTTTAATGTAAGAGAAATATTACCCGGATCCATTGTTTCACGATAACGTGCTCGTTGTACGTTGATTATATAAATGTCATCCGAATCTTCCAACCCATTGCTTCCCTCGAATTGAAAATGTGTCTGATCTTGTTCAAGTAATATCGAACGATATTGAACATATGTTGCCTTTGTTGGATACGTCGCATCCCCACTATGTGCCAACGAAATTGATCCTAATCCGTTTATGTGACCATATGAAACTGCAAATTGAACTTCATCCGATCCACTTTCAAATACATTTGTATAATAATCTTGGTTTATTGGTTGAGCTCCCGAAGTGTTTATATTCGTTAGTATCCCTCTATCACCACTCCATAATCCGGTTGTTACTATCTCAACTTTTCCTGTTACTTGGTCGTATTCACCAAACCTTTTGTAAATACCTGAATTAATTGCTCCTCCCGAAGATTCTAATTTATCACCACCACTCAAATATTTGTTAATAATCGCGGTTAATTGTTCCGAAGTTAAGTTACCTTGGTTTGCTGATAAATATTTTGCTAATTCCGAAGAAAGATTAGTCCCGGCTTGTCCGTTTATAGTTGCCATTTATTTGTCTTTTTATTCATTTAACCAACCCAAATACAAAATTCAGGTTGGTTATAAAATTAGTTATTATTTTACGTAATTAACGGTAACTGGAATAGTAGAAGAACCTCCCGTTTCATTACCATAAACCGTAATAGTTGTTTTAATACTCTGTGTAAGATTAGGATTAGGAATAAAGTTGAATTTAGTTCCCGTTTCAACTGCCGCCGTTGCTGTTATCTCATCACCTAAGAATGCTGGTGCCGTTGTTGTTCCCGAACCGTTACCCGTTCCAACAATACTTCCTGCATTTTTATTAGCCAAAATAACCGTATATCCCATAGTTTTATTTCCACTTGGAGACGTTGTTGGTGACAAGGAAACTTGTCCCGATCTTTGATTCACTGAAATACTTGGTACACCGAACTCAACTTGTGGAATTTTTGTTGTTCCTTTTGGCAACGTAACCAATTTATATCTTAACACCTGTGTTTCATCAGGAGATGCCTCTGTAATAGGTATCGCCTTGATTGCGGCATCATAATATGCAGAACCTCGTGGGTGTGCCGGTTCGTATAATGAATAATCAATTTCATCATCCCCCAATGCGAATTGTGTAATATTCAATCCAGCTCCTGCCGCTAATTTCTCACGACCTTTCTTGGTAAGGATTGCATCTATTGTGATTTCATCACCGTTTATATATCCCATTTCTAATATATTGTTTTTAGATTATATCTTATTTAGTTATAAATATATATTTTTAATTTTTTAGTTAATTCCTACCTCACATCTAAGATTGGAGTACCTGAATTTCTATCCGTATCATTAACCTTGATGATATTAGGATTAGTAAAGAATGTTTGAACTGCTGGTCCACCATCCAAAGTAGTTTCAGAAGTTTGTCTCGAACCATCGTAAAATCCTCTTTGTAATCCAGTCGTAAGGTCTCCAACGAATTTATAATGTGAATCAAAATATCCATTAATTGGTTCCACCTTGATAACGTTTCCATGAACGGTTGGTTTTGGATCACCGAACTTTTGAGTTGTTATAAATACTCGATGTTTCTCAACAGGAACTTTATATGTTCCCATCGATGGATCACGTGGATTTACATTTTCCGGAATCATCACTGTATATTTTTCTGTGATCTTGTGCATTTGTTGTCGAACATGTTGTAAGTTTCCATCCATATCAAAATATGTTCTGATCACATGTCCATTTTCACCATACACCCCAAACCCAGCATTCGCCACCGAGTTCGGATCCGTTCCAACCTCGATGTGTTTTATAGAGTCATACCAACCTTGTAACTCGGCTTTCATACTTGCATCAATACCTGTTTGATATAATTCATTTTCAAATATTATGGTTGTATCATCCGAATAATCAATTGAACTCGTGTAATATTCACTCTTAAACCAAATATCAGTATCATCATCTGCTTGAATAAATGCATGTTTTGTTTCATCTAAAACAATTACTTCCGTATCATCATTTGCATCAATTTCAACGGATTTTTGGAGTTCGATGACATTAATATCGGTTGTTTCGTTTACATCAATTTCAACCTGTTTAAGTTCATTTTCGGCCTTCGGTTTGTGTTTTACGATTTTAGGTCGTTCCAAAAAGTGCGGTTCGATTAATAACCCACTCACAACATTTGCCCTACCTGGAACCAATGATTTCAATGTATCGAATATGGTTTTGTCAATATATTTAATTAACTGAATATATTCGTAAATGTTTAGATTAAAACGTTTAAAATACTCGTTTCGTAAATCATCCAAATCGGTGTATGTATAATGATACATATCAGCCGGATCACCTATATAATCATCAATATTGAAATCACCCAACGAACGTAAAATATCCATATCAACCTCACGGTTTGGTGAAAAGAATAATCCCAATTTATTTGAGTCATCTGCATCCGACGTTTTCGGTTTGTTTACATATTCACCGAATTTCAAGTGTGTTTCGACCGTATTATCAGCGAAATGTATTTTATCACTAAATCCAATTCCGGTAGATGGTACACGTGCCGTAACACTACGTTCGTATGGTATATGTCCGTATGGATATTTATCATTACCAACTTTTTCTTCCAATTTCATACAAGTTGGTGAAAGAATATCTTCCGGTTTTATTGTAAAACCAGTCTCACTTGGAGTATATCCATACATTGTAGAATTTGGTGCACTGTTCCAAAATATAAATTTATCAGGTTCGGTTGGTGGTAATAATACCTCAAAATCAAGACGGAATAATAAATCATGGTATGAAGAATGAATTAAATTACCATCAATGGCATTTGGAAACTTCGTATGATTTTCAATTGATGCCTCGTTTAAAGGTGTTCTCCAAAAACGGATCTCATCGAACTCACCTATCACCATTCCATTGTGTGCAAACGTTGGATTGCTCATCATGAATGTAATCGTTGTTCCTGTTGCCCAATTCGATGTTCCCGTTGGAATTGTGTTTATATAAACCATCACTTCACGTGTGATTCTATCCCCAATTGATTGTTTTGCCGTTAGTTCAAATTTATCATTTCCACTGTTTTCAAAATTGGTATAACGCTGAACAACCACATTAGTCCATTCAGCCGATGGTCCATATAATGGTACCTTACCGGTTTCAATATGGAAAACCGAACTTCCTTTTTTCATTTCTAAAATGAACTTACCATATCGTGTCGATGATCCTTGGTATTTGGAAATATCATCTCCGGCTATGTAGTCAATTGGTGCAACTAATAACCTCATACCACCCGAAGTCTTGAATAATTCTATCGGTTTGATTATATCTAATTTTTCGGAAAGTTTAAATCTAAATTCAATACCAGCTGGTCTAATTTCTTCATCCTTTGCCGTTGGATTTGATTTCCCTCCAGGAATATTAGGTTTCATCCATTTTGAAATGAATTTTGAAGAATAAACTTTACCACCCATATCACATGAATAAACCGCTCTTGAACTAGTTCTATCATCGAATGTGAAATTTTTACTTCCACTTTTAGTATCATCGGTTGGATCATCGGGACTACCAAATTCCATTATGGTCAATAACGTTGTTGGTATTCCGTAACATGACATTGCCGCATTTAAAGCCCGTTTAGTTCCTTTATGTTTATAGATGTATGGTAAGTTATTTAATAATCGTCTCCATACCTCACGTTGTCTACGTTTACCACTGTATTCAGTTTTCTCGTTACCATCTTTATCGGTACCGAATGCATATTCCCACAATAACTGTGAGTCTACACCCATATCGGCATCCCAACCAAGTGATTTCAACATGTGATAAATCAAGTCATTACTAACTCCTCCGTGATATTTATGAACGACTTTCTTTGAATCTGTTATACCTTTGATGTAACTTTCTAAAATATCAAAATGTTGACCAATCATGTTAAAGAACAACGTAAAATCATCATTCTCCGTATCATTTGTTACATGGTTTGGTATATGTTTTGTTAATAAATCCAAGTTCGAATCATCGTACTCACGGGCACTTGCAATAATTCCACCATACCAATTTTTGGTATTTTGTGAATCCAAACTTTCGAGTTCTCCATTTGCATCACGTGGATATGTCAATGGTGGATATTTCCCATCATATAATAGTTTTTCAAACGCATCGAACCCACGTAAAACATTTTGAATTTTCTTTTGGATTTTTTCAATTTCCAACTGTACCGGTAGTGAAACTACTGGATTGGTTTTTAATTTGGAAATATCGTTTTGATATCTTAATATCGTTTCTATTTTATATTTGAAATTCTCAACACGTTCAACTGCCGATGAAAATTTTACAAAATTCTCCCAAAGATACTCATCTTCCGAAATATAATTCAAATTTAATTTATCTAACGAGAACTCATTTTTAGCCAAGAACTCATTGATAATTTCGGTTGATGTTTTTGATCCATTTGCAATCAAATCATCCATAATTTGAAAACCTATATGGTCTCCCAAATCAAGATTGAAATTAGGTTGTAGTGTTGAACATGATTGTAATGTTTCATCACTCAACGTAATTGTGTCGATTATCGGAATTGCCTGTATTTTAGAAATCCAAACTCTATCATTAGGTTGAATTTTCTTTGGTAGTGGTTCGTATAATTTTAAAACTAAAGAACGGTTTTCTTCTAGTTTTCTAATATTACCACTTAAATCAGGTTCACTGAATTTTGAGAAAGTTTCGGTATCAGGTAACCAAGTTGCAATCAATTTGTTATTACCACCACCGAAATGAAGATTATGTGTTAGATATTTTGAAATGTCTTTTTCAAGAATACTTTTATCTAAATTTTTCAAAAAAGATTCTCGTATATCTTGAATAACCTGTCTCCTTAATAATTTAAGATTACCCTTATCAAATTTAATTTCAACAACCTCATGTTTACCCTCTGCCTCACTATCACCCTCAATATTTTTAGGCACGAATATAAGTTTGAAGATAACGAAATCATCATCCTCACCATGTGGAATTTTACCTTGCGAAAGAATAGTACCAACATTGAATGTAGATGTACCATCAGGTGCAACCTTGGCAATTTTAGTTTCTTGATCCGCCTTACCAACATAAATGTCAACCCAATTTGTATTTACCGATCTCCAATGAACTTTGAATGTTTGGTCATATCCTTTAAATTCTTGACCAACAATTGTTTTTGGATATTCTATGTGTGTAATATCCGGTCCCGGTAAATACTCTTTCTTAACAACATTTATGGTTACTTGTTTAATGTCACCCGAACCATACCCATGTGAATACGGTTGAACGTACATTGTATATTGTCCTAACCCCGTTGGGAAATCACTTCTAAAAATTTCAATGTCCCCAATATGTGAACTGTATGTTCTAGTTACATTCCCAATTCTAATTACTAAATAATCCGAGTTGGTTGTTTTATATGGTATTTTTAATGATTTTCCTGGAGGTCTTGGATCCCCTATTGGAATTTTAGTTTCTTCGGTTGGACTGATTAAATCGGAAACATATCGTTGTGCTGGCCCCGGTCTTGGTGTTCTTTCTCTAAATGGATGATCACCAACAGAACCTAATCCATACCTCTGTGATGGACCTGGACCTGAACTTCCGTATGGTTCGGGAAAATCTATCAAGTTGAACTCAACTATATGTTCGTCAATGATTGCTACGGGTTTATCATATGTAACCTCTGCAATCTTGACCGTTGAAACTTTTATAGATGTAGTACCCTCATTTAATTGTAATCTAAATGAACGGTCGTAAACAGTTTCTACCTTACCATTTGGTTTTGTTACAACGTATTCAATACGTCGATTTAATTCCGAAATATTTTTAGCGGGAGCAAATTCAATCCATTTATCACTTTGACTTGACAAATCCAACTTAACGGATCCGTCTACTTTTAATGGAGTATTTGGATCAATCCCAGCATAAACGGGATATTGGTCTTTTGAAGTTTTGTATGTAATATCACCATCCTCGGCTAACGAACTTTCAATTATAACAGAATATTCATCATCCGGTTCAGGTGGTATAATTGGTTTTAGTAATTTAAAATCCAATTCATACATACCCATAACATCAAGTTCCTCACTACTTATGATATTCCATAAGGTACCATCAAATTTACTAACCACCAACATTGATCCAAATCGTACAATGCCATCATCGTACATTTTTGGTAATGCCTGATTTTGTTTCACCTCAACCATGTATTGGTCGGAATCGGTATCATCCGAGTCCACGACTTTAAACTGTTTTGGTGTTAGTAATTCTTCTTCTTTATAGATAAGTGTCGACGGTGTATTCTTATGTATGGATTCTCCATCTACATAAATCGTAGCCCCCGGAGGCATTGACCGTACCGTTAATCGGATTAATGCACTCGTATGTGGTCTATGTGAATATCCCGTTGGAACTTCACCTCCCGTATGTCCGGTATATGGTACATCGACTGGTAATCCACTTGGTGGTACATGTGGAATTCCTGTTCCGGTTGTAAATCCACCGGTTCTATCTTCCACATCCCGACCATATCCTGTTATACCTGTATCTTCTAAATAAACTCTTGGCATGCTATTCGTTTAATATAAATATTATTATTGGAGAAATGTTTGGAATTAACAAAGATATATTTCCATATCACTCTCACGTGTTAATTCGGTATATCCTCGTCCAACTCTACCATCTCTTCTAGGATCATCATGATCATCACATGTAAATCCACCGTTACCACCTGCCCAAGGAGATGGACCACTTCCACCACCACCATGAGTTGGTGTAATTGTAATTGTTGGTTTTGGTTCAACAACCGGTACGGGTGGTGTTACTACTTTTTCTACATAAATATCGGTACGAATATCACCTGTTGTAGTATAATCATTTATATATTTAAAATCAATACTATCTCCTTGTTTACCTCTCCAAGTTGTTTTTTCTCCTTGTGGATTTGTATAAGTAACGGTACCGAAATTACTCCAAACATACAGTTTAATAGATTTTATTACAGGTTTTGGAATATCCGAACCAATATCATCAGGAACAGTCGATTCGTAAATGGAATCACTCGTAGCTGATTTTAACAATTGTTTCAATTGATCTATTGTAATCTGTTCTTCCATTGTTAAAATTTCATCCTCAACAATGTCTCGTTTTGGTAATGTGTAATCTATTACCTCATCAATTATATGATTTATATCTCTAATGATTTCAACGACCGATAGTTCAACCGTAATATGGTCTTGGAGTTGTATTCCATAGTTTGGATTATTGATATGCCATCCTCTGTGTTGAACATAATATTTTACACTTGTATGAATACGTTCGTACACTAAATTCATAAATTGTTCAAATGAATTTAATCCAAACTCTTTTCTAATTAATTTTATGTATGAATTTCCATCACTCTCCGTTCCCTTGGTATGTAGAAACGTATCTAATAATTTATTTATATCAATATGTTCAATGTATTCTTGGATATATCGTAATGTGTCGTCTCTGAAATTACCATCGTGTGTCATTACATCATACCGTTCTTTCAAATCAGGAAGTACCTCGTGATTTTCATCCGTAAGTGGTACCAATCGAATTTCAGTACGTGATGGTGATATTTCGTGGATCCAAAGTTTATCATATTCAATTTCCTCTGAACCTACTCTTCGATTTAACAATGAAACTTGTGTTTTAAAAATTCCAACGTTATATCCTGCATCTCTAATCAAAAGTTCGGTATTCACCTCATATTGGGATGCCCCATTCAATCTCTCTTTGGATTCGGTTATATTGAAATATTTTCCAATATTGGTATCATCCATGTAGATATACCGAACTAACTCACCAGTCTCACCTTGTGGTAGAACATTACCAGCCGAATCCATTAATATAAATTCAATTACATCCGACGTACCATATTTAAACCACGATGAAACCGAACCACCGAAAGCCGATGTGATCATTTCACGTTCAAAAATCTTTCGATCGTTACTATCTAGTTCGTACCCCTTTTTATTTATAATTTCTTTAAATCTGTCAATTTCCATTATCCTCGATTTTTACGGATTTTCCAACTATACTCTTGTGTTTTATCACTACTACCATCACTGAAATAAACCGTGAATGACATTTTACCACTATAATCCTTTGCTCGATCCCCTCTACGATGCAACCAATTCCATCCATGTGGTCTAGGTCGATGTCTACCAGCACCACCAATAGTGGTACCGGCATTTATCGGTATCGTTAATTTTCCACCCGGTTCAATCGAAACTGCTTTTATCAATGATGGTCTCGTTCCTGTACCGAATCCATATGGTCCCTCTCCATGTAGGTCACCTGAAATAGATGCTACCACTTTCGTGATTGTCAAATCTTTATCCAAGTTTTGGATTATAAATTTCCCCACACCATTTGTTGAGGCTGGATGATCTCTTGAAGTTGTCCACTTATCTTTTGGTGCACCCTCAACTTTATAAAATATACGTTTACCACCCTCGGTTTGTTTTAAATCCTGAGCGGTTGCACTTTGTTCTGCCGCGGCACCCGTTAATTCCGAATTTAACGATTTTATTTGTTGTGAAAGTACATCAACTTGAGCAGTCAATCCTTTTACTTGAGCCTCCAATGAAACTCTGTGAATTGCCTCCTCTATACCCTTTTGCATTACTGATTGAAAATCTGTTAGTAACTTGGTGTATTTATCGGTTATTTGTTCTGATGTGTTATCCGCGGTCTCACGTAACACTTCAGCGGTATCTATTTCTTGTTCAAGACTTTTTATCTTACTTTCCAACCCAACGATTTCCGAAATCTTTTCATCCAACTTTCGTTTGGTGTCGGTTAATTTCACGACAGTTTCATCATAAACCTTTCGTAAATCCTCGTGAACAGTCTTTAAAACAACTTCGGGTTTTTCCTCTTCTTGTGGTTTTATCAATTCCGTTATGTTGGTGTCAATTGATTTAATCAACTCCGACTCCACATAGTTTGGTTTCTCGATAAACCCGATAGTACCATCTGTGGCAGATTGAACCGAAACTCCGAGTTCATTGACTTTAAATTTCTTATGATCAGCAATAAGTCCTCGAATATGTTCTTTATACTCGTCTGAATAGTTTGGTGATTTTAAAATCCGGTCAATCGTTTGTTGGATTAAGACCGGATTTTGTATGAATTGATTTTCTGCCATTTTTTATGTTTTATATTACCTTACCACGAATATCCTTATTTGGGAATTTAATCTCAAATACGGTTGGGTCCAATGGTGGATATACCATTTTACCACGAGTTGCCTCCGAAATGTTATACGAGAATTTGGAGTATTCTCCCAAACATTTATTCACAATCTCACATTTTGGTACGGATGCAACTCCCTCAATACCTGCCAATAGTACCTCAATATCACTTATATTGATTGGCATATTGAAACTCCAATTATCAATATTGAAATACTCTTTTATTTTTTCAGTACATTTCAACATTACCTCACGTTTATTGTACCCACCATATACACGTATTTCAAAATCCACACCAATATTTACGACAAATCCATCCATAATATTAACACCGTCGGTCAACATTCTGTATTCCCCAAGATATGTTTTTATATTTTCTTTAACGGCCTCATTCAGTGGTGAAAGTGATTTACTTGAATCATAACCAAGTATGTACAAGTTAATATCGTATGACTTTTTATCCGCCTTATCATATGGTGCACAAAATGCTTTAGCAACACCACCATATTTTGGAGGCATTGAAAGAACACGAACTTGGTAATCTTTACTCGTTACCGCTCGATTCTGTGAACCGAAATTTGCTAATGCATTTTCTCTAATTTCATCTACGGTTTCCGCACCTCTACCACCAGTCGCCGGTTCTTCATTATCAACGGAAATACTAGCTTTACATTCTCTATAAACTCTCGTTTCACTCGTGTCGTTTACAGTAAATGTTAGATAATCATCATCAAATTCGATACTTTGTACTTCGTTAATTTCTCCAACCGGTACGTTTGATTCAACCCCACCACCTACTAGGTAAGTAACTGTTAATGTGGTATTTGATGGTGCCTGTCCATAAGATCTATCTTTCAGAAAGTTAGATGGATCGAAAGAATCCATTAATCTACTCTGTCTACCATGCATTCCCAAACCTACATTTTTTAAGTTTGGAATTAAGGTTTCATCGGCATCGGTGGCATTACCCCCACCGAAAATTATATCAATTGAGTTATCTTCTTGAACCTGTGTTACAAATCTTCTCGAAGTTTTCAATAGTTTTAGAATATTTGGAACTGTGTCTTTATATGGAGTAAGTTTTTCATCTGTATCGGAAATTATTGGAGTATCCACGTATATAGTTTCCTGTGCTAGATAAGGAACTTCATACCACTTTGTACCCTGATCATCTCTAATATCCATTATTTCTATGATGTTCTCTTCCGGAAGTTCAATTCGTGAATATCGTTCAGGACTCCCAAATATATGTTCGACCTTACGCAATTCAGCTGAAATGGCATTTATCTTTTTTTGAACCAAATATAATATTGGTTCACCGGTTGTGTCATCCGTTTTATATACACTAATTTCTCTATCATCCGGATCACTAAAATCCAATAATTCGGTTGTTCTGAATTGGACTCCATTTTTTGAAGTTACAACCATACCCTCCCGAACCCGGAGAAAAAATCTATCATCAGGTGAATTGAAATCACCCGAACCTTTATTCGGAACAGTTTGATATACCGTAAGTTTTACCAATGCCGGTGTTGTCACTTTCGGTTTGTACCCAAGATATTGTGCCAAACTAATTACGTTCTTCTTATCTTCAGCATAAACCATAAGTGACTCTTTCATGGTATCATCTATGTAGTATGATAAAATATCACCTAAATATGATGCCATTTCTATAAACATCATCCCCGGTGAACTCTCATTGAAATCCGAGTATGTTTTAGGGTAATATGTTTTGGCATATTCAATTAAATTATTTCGGAAGGCTGTAAAATCCTTTCCAAGATAATTTATCGAACGGTTACCATCATTTTTCTTATCTGTACTATTTAGTGCCATTTTAATCTTGTATTGTAAATGTTACGGTGTCGGTAGTTATCTCATTACCAACGGAAAATTCTAGTGTAATATTGGCCGTATGTTGGTCTCTCATTTCATCGGTCATTTCAACATCAATATTTTCAATTGTTATGTATGGTAGCCAAAATGAAACGGTTTTTGTTATACTTTCTTCAATCTGTGTTTCCAATTCATCAACCATTGGATCAAACAAAAACTCACGCAACCCATTACCAAAATCAGGTTGCATGACTCTCTCTCCTCGGTTTGTTTTCATCAAATTCACAAGATTGGATTTTGCTTGGATAAACGAAGTAAATCCTTGTTCAAAGTACCCCGTATTTCCTCTACGAACGGGTAACGTTATACCATAGGCATAATCGTTAAACTCTTTCGTATCCTTTACTTGTTGTTGACCTAGTACGTATGCCATGTCTTATTTTTTAAATCGTTTCACCAATTCGGAATAATCACGGTTCATTGCCTTATCCAATGCTGGAACTCCGGTGTTTACCCCAAGTCCGTTTGGTCTTGCACCACCCCCACTAATAGGAGTTAATCCCATTTTGTGGGCCATTTGAGCTCTCAATCCCTCAACTCCGGCCTGTGCTATATTATGATCAAATGAAACGGTTTCTGTTGATTCATTAGTTCTTTCCGAAAATGGTTTGGTATTATTTAGAATATCATTTAAAACTGGATTAGAACTCAATCTACGTGTGTTTGTTTCACGTGGAACATTCATCGTAATTTCTTCCTCCATTCGTAACATACTACTACCAACATTTTCAGGTGTAATTTCACGTTGATATTGAGACATCAACTCTTCGACCATTTTTGGTAATTGTCGTTTCAGTTCAATTTCAACTATCTTTTTTATTAATTTTGCTAACTTTTTTGAATCCATTGTTTTAAATTTTGTTCTTATCTATAAATATTAGATTTTTAAATTACGGTATGGTATATCCGGTCCATTGAAGTACGGCGGGTGCCGACATCGGTGGAGTTGATGGGTATATCGAAACCGTGATGTAAATTCCCGAAACGGTTGTTAAGTGTATTGTAATTGCTGATGCTAATAAATTCACCAACAGGTCTTTACTATCTGTTGGTAGTTGATTTCCGAATGATGGAAAATTCCCTGGATTGGTTACGGTGGCCGATGTAATTGCTATATTTTGAATTGTTCCAGGTGCCGGTATTATTGGTGGTGGAAAATTATTCAAAGTTGCACCGGTCCAATAACCAACTATACTTTTACCAATTACATCTATTATACTCACCGGTTGTGTTGACATCTGTAATTG